AATCTTTTGGTGTTATTTTAGTGGGTTTCCAAAGTCCAGAAATATCCCGCTAGATATAGATAAATTATCAGGAAACGCAAAGACCTTGACAGGTGGATATTGTTATGGATCCGCAGATAAGATCAGGCGGCCGGAGCTTAAGAACGCTAGTGGGGGTGCACCGTCACATAAGGCCGTTTCTGTGGAGGCCAAGCGCTGGTCTGGCTTTGGTACCGCTTTAAAACCTGCCGTTGAGCCTGCACTACTCGCACGTAAACCGCTTGAGAAAGGTTTGACGATTGCACAAAATGTTTTGAAACATGGCACCGGTGCGCTCAACATAGATGCGTGTCGCTTTGGTTATGGTGATCCTTGTTGGGTAGGGCCTCAAGATAATCAAAGTGGTTGGATGAAATCACGGCCTGATTCACAAGGTGATTTTTTAGCATTGCAAAAAGAAAATTTGTTTGTTGGAAGTGATCAAGGCCGTTGGCCTGCAAACCTTTATCAATGCGCCAAAGCATCAAGATCCGAAAGGGAGGCGGGCTTGTCGCATCTCAAAGCCAAGAGCGGAGCGGATACCGTACAACGCAAAGAAGGATCGGCGGGTATGGATAACCCAAGAGCGGGCGCGGGTCGAACTGCGGATGAGGTCAAGAACTTTCATCCGACCGTCAAGCCGATCAGGCTTATGCGGTGGTGCTGTCGCCTTATTGGAGGTCAGAAGGGATCGGTGATCCTTGATCCGTTTGGCGGTAGTGGCACAACGGGCGCGGCGGCGATCTTAGAGGGCTTTGATTGCATCTTGATAGAGCGAGAAGCCGAATATCTTCCAATCATCGAAGGCCGTTTGCGGTGGGCGCGTCAAGAGTATAAGAGACAGAATGCACAACTCAAGCTCTTTGGTGGTTGATATGGATACAGAAAAATTAGAGGCGGAGATACTTAAGGCAATCACGCTGGTGTCTCGCTCTCATGATCTAAAAGTGCACATCAACAAAAGATATCTTGAGCATTTGGCGCGTCTCCGGAACCTCGTTGCCGCATACCGATCAGGCCGAAGCGAGGCAGAAATTGACGACCTAGCGTTTGCCATTATCCGTGACGACGCATTGACGATCGAGCAAATACAAATATCGTTTGACCTCAACGATTCCCTTTTTGCGCTGATGATCGAAAGGATGCGGCGACGCGATCGTGTATAGATGCCCTTTTCATTTTTACTTATATCGTGCTATATTATGCGGTGAGAGGTGAGTATGTCAAGAGATCTACCAGTTAAACCGCTGTCATTTTGGGCGCGCATCGTTAAAGCGCTGTATCGTGTCGAAGAGAAACCAAAGCGACCGGCGCACGGCGCCAACTGGGCGAAACCCCAAGGCCAAAATAATCCGTATCCGGCGCGCGTCTCTATGGCTGCGTTTGCCTCACACGGCTATGTATATGCCGCGGTATCGAGAGCATCGCAAGACCTCGCGGCTCTTCCAATCAAACTCATCCGCGGTCGCGGATCGAACAGTCAGATCGTCGAAGAGCATCCCTTTTTGGAGTTGATGGAGCAACCCAGCACCTATGTAGACGGGTTCTCGCTGCGCGAACAATTGCTGGTTGATCTGATGCTGACCGGCGGCTGTTACTGCCTGCTCGCTGGCACCGGCGAACAACCCGCTTCTTTGTTTCGGTTGCACCCGGAACAGACCAAGATCATCACCGATCCGATCATCGGCATAAAAGGATTCGAATTCACCGACAGCGGGCAGACCGTCGAGTATCCAATTGAGCGCGTTGTGTTTTCGCAAAGTGCGAGCTGGGGTTCTGGAGTTGATGCGCTTTACGGCCTCGGCGGAATCCAGCCTCTCGCAAAAGAGATCGGCGCGGATTTGAGTGCGCAAAAACTCGCCAGCGATGCCGCAAAGAAGGGTCGTCCCGATATACTCATATCGCCATCCGATGAGGCGGATATATGGGACTACGAGCAGCGCCGTGCCATTCTCGATGCCTACAGAGGTATGTCAAGTGAGGGCGGGGCGATGGTGCTTAGTGGTCAGGTTAAAATAGATTCGCTACAAATATCGCCGAGGGATCTCGAGTTCCAAGCGGTTCGCGATTACACAAGAGAGGCGATCTCGGCCGTATTTGGTGTCCCACCATCGGTGCTCGGTGCGGGCGATCTCAACTATGCCGTCAGCCGCCAGCAGGCCCAGAACTACTGGGAGGTCCAGACCAAGAGAGGTAAGAAGTTATCGCACCTCCTCACGCAGATCGCCAAACGATTTGATATCTCTTTGCGTGTTGAAATTGACTATTCAGGCGTTGAGGCATTGCAGGCTGTACGCGATGGCCAAATTGATCGCGCAACCAAGCACATTTTGAACGGCCTAGACGCGGTTTCGGCCTATACCTACGAGGGGCTTGAAGACGCGCCCGTCGTGCCGCAAGATCAAAGAGAAAGCGAGGCGGAGGATCTTGCCGACGAAGAGGGTCAAAACGTGCGGGCGATCGATGCGCTATTACGCAGCATCACAACCAAAGAACCGGATCTCGGAAAAAAGAGCAACGCACGCGAGGCGATGGCGGCGCTATCCGAGGCGACACAAAAAGCGCTAAAAAAAAAGGCAAAAGATCACAATGAAGAGTACGGAGACAACCCCAAAAAGAGATTAACAAATGGCAATTATTTGGCTGTGTCCTATCATCGGGGTTTGGCCGCCTACAACGCTAATCCTGCCTCCGTCAGACCGTCTGTGTCGAGTTCCAACCAGTGGGCGATGGGTCGTGTCAATGGTCTTCTGTACGCACTCAGAACCGGCAAATATAGGCGCAAACCATACGACACTGACCTACTCCCCAAAGATCATCCGCTATCCGGCGCCGAAGACGACGACAAAGAGAAAGAGAGGAAGCACCTGATCAGCGGATGGAAGGATCTTGAACGGGCACCAAAAGAGACGGACTGGGGTTTTACGAGGCGCGAGGCGCGCGAAATCCTCGGCGATGATAATAACATGCAGCGGTACCGCAAGGCGTTTTTGTTTGTCAATCGCGGCGGATCCGATGATCCCGAAGAGTACCGGCTACCAATCGCAAAGATGATCAACGGCGAGCTTAAGGTCGTGTTTCGCGGTGTGATTGCAGCGGGATCCTCGGTGCGCGGAGAACCAAAGTTTGGCGCAGGTTATTACAATCTACGCGGCGCAACGATGCGAGACAAGGAGCGGCTGTATGATGAGATCCGCGGGCTTTATAAACAATTTGGAGAAGAGGCACCCGCCGCACCTTGGGACAAAGAGGAGAAAGCAGAAATCACGAATTTTCCGAAACAGGGCGATGATAAAAAGATCTCTCTAAGAAACTCCAGTTACCGCGCGTTTGATGTTGATTTTGCCGAAGATCTCAAAGAAAACTGGCCGCAAATATGGAAAAGAGGCGGCAATATCGAGGGGAACAATCAGTATCGACGACTGCTACCCATTATCAAGCGAGACGACAAAAGCGCGCAGACTGAAACGGAGGAGATGGCTATTAAAAAGCGCGAGGCATGGGCGGCGCGGCATTTGCAGGATTTTAGATTGGCCGGCACCGTGGCACAGATAAAATGGTTTGTCATCGGTGAGCGCGGTGAGTCTTATATGAAAGAGTTGATCAACGAGGAGAAGGATCGTCTGTCTAAAAATCGCGACCGAACATGGCGCGAGTGGCTTGAAAAACGACAGGCACCGGCGGAGAGGAGACTGCAAAGATCCATACATGCATATCTCAAAGAAGCGCGCAAGCGATACCAATCAAGAATTAGAGAGTACATCACCGCAGAGAAAAAGGCGGGCGTGTATATCGCAAAGGGCGTTCTCTCGTGGTCAGAGATCTTGGCGGTCGGCGATGAGGCAAGCCGGTTAATATCGCAGTTCGGGCGGGACTGGTTGGCCGTTTGGGCGCTATCGGGTAACGAGGAATTGGATAAAGTTTATCGGATGGCGGGCAAGACGCGGCCGCTGGATCTGACGTTCGGAGAGCGCGATCTTGCAAGAGAGGCCATAGATTTTGCCTCGTTTGACATTGCACAGACGACGGCCAAAAACGTACAGGGCATTATTGAGCAAGGGCTCTTGGCGGGCGAGAGCGTAGACGAGATCGCCGATGCTATCGGTAACGCGGCCGGTTTCGGTGTCGGTAGATCGCGCGCAATCGCAAGGACAGAATCGACAAAGGCCATCAATCTCGCAACAGATCAGAGTTACCAAACGGCAGCCAATGAGGGGATCAGTATCCGCAAAGAGTGGCTATCCTCGAGAGATGATAAAGTTCGCGAGACGCATCAAGAGCTTGACGGTCAAATTGTCGGCATAAATGAGGATTTCATAATCCCGTCGACGGGAGAAAAAGGGGCAGCGCCGGCCGCTTTCCCTAGTCCGGCGGAGTCAATCAACTGCAGGTGTACGATCGTGCCGGTGATTGACTAAAATAAAAAGGCCGCTCAATGGCGGCCGGTTGTTGGTACTTTTATCATTCACATTCATGCCAAATGTTTCCTTGCGCCCTTTCTGATACGACCTCAAATAGAGCTTCATAAGCCTTTTCCACGCTAGAGCAAAGCTCTTCACTATCTCTGCGTGTTAGAGAAAAGAACCATTCCTCCAGATATAGATAGATCTGCTCTTGGGTTTCTTCATCTTCGTTTAATGCCAATTTAAGTAATTCTTGCGGTGTTTTCCTTGCCCATGCTCTTTTGCTGAAACTCGCAGGTGTATCTTGAGCTAGCTTTTTAAGTTTTGAAAATGTAGATTCTAAGCTTTCACATAAAAGCTCAACCTCCGAATGATCGCCGATCGTCATTGCCTCTTCAAGTTTTTTAATTTCGGCTTTAGCTTTCTCTATTCCTTGATTTGGTGTCATGACTTTCTCCTTTGTTGTTTTGTTGTCATACTTAATATATACTTCAAGGTATTACCTTGGTCAAGTATTATTTTAAAATATTTTTATTTATCTGTTATATTGGCCATACAACTACATGAGAGGCATATATGACATCTTTAATTATCGCGGCCGTTGTCGGTCTGGTGGTTGGCATCGGTGGCACTATCGGAATTCAGCAAGCAACAAAGCCCAAAGAGGAAACAAAGCCGCTGGTCGTTGCGGTCGGCGGCGACGAGGTCGCGCAGGGGCAGGTTGAGGTACAAAAAGAACTGATCGATCTTGATCTCTTGGTTGAGCCATGTTCTAAAGAGTTTATTCAGGAACAAAAAGATTCTCTTCTGTGTCGCGAGATGTTTTGCCGGATGCAACAGCGCGGCATTGATGCACAAACGTCACAAACAGACTGTGAGTCAATCAGTAACATCGCCAACACCAAAACGATACAGGATGCATGTAAGGATTTCGAGGGCGATCAACTGACAGCATGTACAGAGCTATTTTTCCGTAGAAAGTAAATTCTTATAATTCTTGTTATTCTTGTATAGATTATTATTATTGCAATTCTTAAGAAATGGCTGTATATAATAACTAGTGGAGTGCGTGTATGCAGTATAGATCCCTTAATGCCGAAATCGTCAGAACCAAGGAAAAAAGTACTAGTCCGGTCGTGTCGTTTGTAGCGAGTACCGCAAACCCTGACCGTTACGGGGATGTTATCAATCAACGCGGATGGTCATTGGCTAAGTACCGCAAAAACCCTGTCATCCTGCTCAATCACAACGCCAACCAACTGCCGATCGGGCGCGGTGAGGTCGATGTGATTGACGGACAGTTGATGGTCGATATCGAGTTTGATATGGGCGATCCCATTGCCGCAGAGGTCGCACGCAAAACCAAAGAGGGATTTATGGGCGCTGTATCGGTTGGGTTCAATCCGATTGAGTCTACACCACGATCCATGCTGTCAAAAGACGATCCCCATTATGGACAGCGCGGCGAGTATTTTGAGCGCGCCGAACTTCTGGAAATATCTATCGTTACCATACCCGCAAACGGAGAGGCCGTGGCTGCAAAATCAATTAATATTAGAGAGATCGTCCGGCTAGAGGTCGAAGCTCTTCTTAAGTCCAAAAGAATCAAAGAACTCACCCAAAAGCAGTTTGCGGAGGTCGAGGCGCCTGAAGGTCATCATTGGATGGACTACAAAGACGGCCCCGTTTTGATGGTTGGCGAGGACGCCGATCACGACGGCGGATCTAAGACATTTCGATTCGAGATCGTTGAAGAGCACGACCCCGACCGCATGAAAGGCAAGAACCCCGAAGAAGAGGACGCATATCATGACGAGGACTCCGACGAGGACAAGGGCGCGCATAAAGAAGACGAAGATAAGGGTGCGCACGATGAGGACTCTGAAGAGGACGACAAGGGCATGCACGATGAGGACGACAAGGGCATGCACGATGAGGACGACAAGGGCATGCATGATGATGACGACGACAAAGAAAAAAGATTTTTAACACAAACCGAGCGCGAGCTTTTTGCGCTCTTTACAAATGGAGAGTAGCGATATGAGTAAAGACGATCGCGCAATGGTTGCCGAGGCTAAAAAAATCCTCGAGGGCATCCGCACACACCAAAAAAATTCAGATAATAAACTGAGTCAATTTGAAAAACAGGTCGATGACCTCAAAAAGGCACAGCGCCTGATCCAAGAGTCACAGACCGTCGTCCGCGATATGGCGCACCTCGATCAGGACGATCGAGAGCTAAAAAGCTATGTTGAAACAGATGGCATCCGCTGGAACAGCAAAAGCGTTGAAGTTGCGGTAACCGGTCGAGGCACCATCAAGACGGAGGTCGAGGGACTTCTTGACGCAAAAGATCCGGTCAATGAGTGGCACGCCGAACTCATCAAAATGAACCGTGATCGCGCATTTACACGGCTCTTGATGTCAAGCCCGCATACTCCAAAAAGCGACCTGAAACTTTGGAAGCACCTACAAAAAGCGCCCCGTTTTATGCGGCCCGCTATCCAAAAAGCGTTCAATGACAGCGCAAATGTCGGTGCAGAGTGGATCCCTGACCAGTTCGCGGCGGATCTGTACTACAATTTAGAAGAGCAGATCCAACTCCCTCGCGTTGTTGCCGACAACCTACAGCGGCAGCAGGTAGAGCGGAACACCATTTTGGTGCCTAGAATGTCTCGCGGCGGCCGTCCTTATCTCAAGGGCACCGTTACCAGCGACAATCCAGCCCAATTCACCGCTTCAACCGTTGCGACTTCTCAAAAGTCCATCACGATGTCAGGAATGGCGTCTCGTTATGTAATCGACGATCAGGCCGCGGAAGATTCGGCCGTGTTGGCAATTCCGACATTGCAACGTCAGATCGTTATGGATCTCAATGACGCAATGGAGGACGCTCTGATCAATGGTGACTCAGCGGCGACGCATCAGGACGATATCGCTAACTGGAATATCAGAGATAGGTGGTCATTGTCTCCAGCACTCGGTGGGTCAAACGATCATAGACGCGGATTTGTTGGACTTCGAGCGGCGGCATTTGACCGGTCTTGTACGCATGATCAAAACGCCGCATCTCCGTATACGTTCGCGAACTTTTTAGAGGCGCGCGCCCAACTTGGTGAGATTGGTATGATGGATCTTATATGCATCACGTCTCCAGAGATGATCGTAAAGCATCTTCTTGGATTGAGCGAAGTTGTAACCCTTGAGAAGTTTGGGCCGCAAGCGACGGTAAGAACCGGTCAGCTAGCGTCGTTGGCGGGTATCCCCATAATCGCATCTCGATTTATGGGTGCGGATCTCAACGATAGCGGACTTTATGACAATTCAACTAAAAATAAAACCGGCTTGCTTTTAGTGCATTCGGATTCGTGGCGTATATTTGAGCGACGTGGCATCCTCGTAGAGTCACAGCGCAAAATTGATGTAGGTGCAACTGAGATTGTTGCTACGCGTAGAGCAAAATTAGATACACTCGATTTGGACGCAACCAAGAATGTCTGCTTCCAATTTGATATCAGTAGTTAATAGGAGAATAAAAATGGAAATCTGTATACCTTATCACTTGGAAGTAGCCGCCGCCGGAAGTGACGCTGAGTACGTCCCTTTGTACCGAAAGTTAACGCTCAAAGATGCGAGGATCGTTGCAAATAAGGCGCTCACCGCCCATGACACCAACTATTACACATTTAGCCTAATTAATGGATCGACGACTCTTGCATCAAGAAAGACGCAGGTTGCCGACGGAAGCATGGCGGAAGGCGTATCGGAGTCAATGACTTTGAGCGGCGGCGCAGGTCTTGACTTTTCCGATCTAGGAGAACTCAAGATTAATTGTGCGGCTAGTGGATCATCTAGTGAGCCGGTCGATTTGACCTTCTTGTTGGTCTTTGAGCCAAGAAGAGAAGTTTAATCTATGGCAATGGTAACCGCCGCAACGCTAAAAACATATCTTCCAGAGGTTACGGGATCCGGTGCTGACACCGATCTCGATAACCTTTTGGAGCGTGTCGAATGCGCGATTGCTCGTTATTTTGGTTGGGTCAAACCGGATGCATCGACCGACCCGCAGTTGCTGGCGGCTACCTATACGTTTTATCTCAATGGCCCCCTATTTGGTAATCGCGCGGTTTTGCAGTTGCCGATCCGGCCAACAAACTCGATCACGTCAATCCATAGTGACGTTAATCGACAATACACCGCTGACACACAACTTGACAGCGGTGATTTTGATTTGGATGGTCTGCTCGGTCAGGCTATACTCGATCCCGTCAATGCGAGCGACGGATTTGATCATGGTTTTCGCGCGATCAAAGTTGTGGCAAACTGCGGTTATACCACTCTCCCAGCAGATCTCGAGCATGCGATCTGCGTTTGGGCGAGTCAATTACAGCGCAACAAAGCGAGCCAAGGCAAAGATTCGATCACGCAGCGAGGCGCTACGGTGAGCATATCGCCCAAAAGCATGCCGCCCGAGGTGAAGGAAATGCTTGCGCCGTTCCGTGGCCCCTACAAAATAATGTGAGGGTGTGAGATGGGACAACAATTAACATTTGACGATTTTATTGACCGACTCAGAAAAGCGGATGATCGCCTACTCAAAACACTACGCAAAAAGCTCCTAGTCATCGCACTCAAAGCGGAACGCGAAGCGAAGAAAAACGCAACGGATTACCCGATGGTCAGAACAGGTAGACTGCGATCCTCGATTACAGCGATCGTCGATGCCAAGGACGGTAACCCGCGCGCCGTGTTGCGTGCCGGTGGCAACAGCGGTGGCACGCCCGTTCTCTACGCTAAATATGTAGAGTTTGGAACGCGCAAAATGGCGCCGCGCCTGTTTATGGGTAAGGGCATCAACGCCGCACTAAAAGACGCGGATAAAACACTGCGTGACGTGCTATCATTGGCGCTACAGGTGCAGGTGCAATAATGGCGGACTCCAAAATCAGGCAAATCGCAGAGGCGATTAAGAGCACGGTTGCGGTTAGTTATGCCGCCGATACCAGCGGGATTGACTTGAGTAATCGCGTTGTGATGGGCGCAATCATCGAGCCGCCGTATCTACCCTATGGGTGTATTGTATTTTTGCAAAGTACCTCCGACTATGGTCAAACGATGGGCAGGTATCGTGTGACAGCAAATTTTGAGGTCTATGGATTTGTTGGCGGCGCCAACGTATCAGAGCGCACCCTTAACGCGATGGATTTGGCGAGCGATATTATCCAAAAACTAACTTCTGACCGCCAGCTCGGTATTCCAAATATTGTCGATGATATCAAATGTGCGTTCACCGCTGAGGATGGCGACCGATACGGCATCGAAGGAACGGGGATCGGCTATATACAAATCGAGGTATTTTATCAAACGGATACAGGATCATGACGTGGTATGATGCAAATTATAAACAGCGGCAGCCCGTCGCGATCGATGCGCTCGCCGGAGATGGATCGGTACAGACCAAAGATGTCACGCTAACCATTCCAAAGTCGTGGGATGTGTTTTGGGATAATGTACGATCCGATCTGTTTGACGTCGTGCCCGTATCGGTAGACGGCACGCTTCTGAGTTTTGCGCGCGCCGCCGGTGCCGATCTTGCCACGCGTACACTCGTCATCAACATCGACGGCCTGAGCGTAACGACACAGGCAATTAATTTTATTTATCTGTACTACCAAAATCCAAACCAATCAGTAGACCCCAGTTCGACGGTAACGATATCGTCCGCCATCAACGCACATATCGACCTATCACAGGCCGGTGGGTTTGTTGTCCGGCAGCCACTCAATCGGCCGGCAACACAGGAGCCGCTGCAATCAATTGTCAAAAGCTCCACGGATGTCCTTGATGTATTTTTTAGCGTCGCGGGACTGTTCCGATCGATGCTCTCGCCGTTCGCGCAGAGAACCGATTTTGAAGGGATCAGCCATGTGACGGTGCAGAGTTTAGACAGCAGCGGCACAGACGACAGCGGCCGATACGATGAGGCGCAAACACGATTTATCGACGGTTTTGTCAAAGCGCGCACCAAGGGCGGCGCGGATGGTGTAGACTATGCGTTTATGATTACCGTCACAACAACAACCGCGCAGGTTATCGACATACGGTGCCTCGTACAGGTACGCAACCAATTACCAGCATCATAGAGGAGGCGATATGCCCATTCAATTCGGCCGCACGGCCTATATAGCACTAAACGAAGAGAGCACATACGGCACCGCAAACGGATCGCCGTTTGGTGTTAATAATCGCGTTTTCTCCGTATCAATGGGGCGCAGTCAAGAACGAGAGCGCACAACGCATTTATCACAATCCTCGGCGGCGTTTGCCGTCAATACGTTCGACGGATTTGAGATCGCGGGCGGCACCATCGAGACGCCGCTAACATATAAAGGCCTAGGCATGCTGTTCAAGGCCGCAATTGGATCGGTTACAACCACCGGATCTGGACCGTATGTCCATGCATTTACGCCAAGCGCGGATCTTCCTAGTCTCACTATAGCCGTACAGCGCGGAACGGGATCGAGCGAGCAATTTGAGGGCTGTATGGTGTCTAATATGACCATCTCATGTGAGGCTGGTGGCGAGGGTCGTGCGAGTTTTGAGATCATCGCAGAGACGGCGACCGCGCGAGCATCGTCCATTGGTGCTCCAGGGTTTGGCGACGGCGCGCAGATATTCCATTTCCAGGCGAGCACGATGAGTTTCAATGGGCCCACATACAAAATGCGGTCGATGGAGTTGAGCATTGATAACAAATTAGAGCGCGTCAATCATCTCGGCAGCAAATTAACCGCACAGCCGCAAATCAGCGATGTGAGAGAGGTCACGATGACTGTGACTCTTGATCTTGAAGATGATAACCTATACAACGCGCAACTGGACGGCACCGCGTCTAACGTAGTCGTGAATTTTACCAGCGGATCGGATGCTTTTAACATTGTGCTCCGCAACGCAGAGATCACGGATTACAGCGATGACATAACGTCATTCGGCAGAATAGAGCGCACAGTCACGTTCTTTGGGTTATCTGACGCATCTAACGAGGCGATTAGCATTGAGATAACCAACGACGCATCGAGCGCAATCAGCAACTAACAACCAACACAGAGAGGACAGCGATGGATGGAGACATTCTTAAGGAGATCGCGGAGGCCGCAAAATTTGAGATGAAAATTTTTAACGGTGCATTAACAATTGAGGGGCGTATTTTATCGCCGACAGAGGTAGAGGCTGCCGGTTTGGCGAGTGCTCTGCTTGCGTCACAGGTGATCAAAGGAAAAAGCCAGGAGCAAATTCAGGCCATGCAAGATGCCGCCAAGCGCGCACAAGAAGGCGATGGTCAAGATATCGGTGATTTGCTGGCGATGGCCAATGCCATAAACCCGCGCATGTTGGAGGAGATGAGCGTAAAAGAGGATCAACTGATCATCCGCTGCGTTAAAAGATGCTCAAAAGATGGCGCAAAATGGGAGCCCCTACATCTCGTCGATGCTGTAGAGCGGCAAGACCCACGACAAAACCGCCTGTGGGTCGGTATGCTACTCTCTGAGGACAGAAAAGCCATTCTCGACCGTGCCATGAAAGGACACAGGGAGGCGAGCGACCGGCTCAAATCCTTTCTCGGCGGATGAGAGTTTGGTGCATTTATACGACATCATAGGCCGCACATACGGCAAATTACCTAGCGAGATCGCTAAACTCGACTGGCCTGATTTGATGATTTGCCTTAAGTGCATCTCGGCGCGATCCGATCGGGTCAAAGATATTTTGCGGCGTGGCAAACGTAAGAAAGATATGGTGTTTCCAAATATTTCCCTTCTTGATTTGGCGGATCTAATATGAGCACGACAGTTGAGTACGATATACTCGTTGAGGTTTTGGACGCGGTCAAGGATCTCAAAAAACTACAAACAGAGACTAAAAAAACCAAAGACGGTCTTGATGACACCAGGAAGAGTGGCACGGAGATGGCGGGCGATATCGGCGCGGCATTTACCGGCCTAATTGGTGCTGCGTCTTTGGTTGCTGGAGCGGTGGGAAAAATTACAGGCGCGTTTATCGATGCCGCAAAAGCATCGTTTGAACTGACGCGTAGTGTTGTCGATAACATCAACGATTTGAACGACCTATCAACGGTCTCAGGCATCTCCGCCCAGAACATCGAGGCGCTCAGAACGGCGTTTGTCGCATCCGGTCAGAGCGCCGACAGCGCCAACACGATCCTTAAAATGTTCCCACGAATTATGAATCAATTGTCAAACGAGACCAGCGACGCGTCGAAGGTTTTTCGCGGCCTTGGGTTGTCTATGCGAGATGCATCAGGCAATGCTAAATCGGCGGATCAGGTCTTTATTGAGATGATCCACGCAGTTCAAGGCATCGACGACCAAACGCAAAAAGCACGAACTGCAATGGCTTTGTTCGGGCGACAGGCATCCGGCGTTGTGCAAGCGCTTGGAGCGGATAAGTTCGAGGCGTTTACGGACGCCGTCGAACGATACGGAACAAGAGCGGGGCCGGAGGCGAGCAGAAGCGCGGCATTATTTCAAAAAAATCTTGCCCTGCTTGATCTTATCGTAAAAAGAACCAAGCAGTCATTAGTGGAAAACACGGGAGTGCTTGATCTTTTTTCAAATGTCTTAAAAAGGGTTGTTGCTGTTATTGCCGGTCTAAATGCCGCGCTTGGTGTAGCGAGTCCCCTATTGTCGGCCGTAACTAAGGCTACCGTGAGGCTGGGGAAGGCTTTTTCGCAATTCCTCATCAATACATTTGTGCAGCAAATTATACTCGTCTCAGGCCTGATCCAAAAATTCGAATCATTTGTCTCTATTGCCAACGACGTATCTGAGGCGCTTACAGGCGAGCGAATATTCTCTGCATTAGAGGTCGGGCTGGATGCAGCCGTTCTATCTGTTGATACACTAATAGACGCAACCCGTCGCGGCATCGAGGCATTTAGAGCAGAAACTGACGCGCTAGACGAGACAACCAGCACAAAAGACGAGGCGTCTAAAACCACCCAACAACTGGCCGCCGACTATAAGATGATCGAGGCTGTTTTAGCCAAACTCAACAAAGCAACAAAAGAAAACACAAAAGCAACAGACGACAGCTCTAAAAGGGCAGCACGCAGAGCAAAACTTCTCGCTGATCTTGCAAAAAGAACAGAAAAGGCAGAGGCAGAGATCAGTCAAATACAAAAAAGCGCAACCAGCGATCTATTGTCCGCACTCGATCAAATCAACCAGCGAGAGGAAGAGCGGCTTCAGCGACTTCGCGAGATCACCAAAGAGCAGAAAATATCCACCGATGAGGCACAGAGAGCGGTTAGACTGCGGGCAGATAGAGAGCGTACGCAACTCGCAGCACAACAAACCGCCGCACAAATATCGGCGGGCGGAACCGTCGTGGGCGCTCTATCTGGACCCAATGCAATGA